TATTCTATTAATTTGTTTTTCTAGTTTGTGCATTTTTTCGTAAGTTTGTTTCTGCATAATTCTGCATAATTTTTCGTGAGAGTCTATTCGTTGTAATGCGTTTTGTTTAGCCATGATTATTCAATAATTAATTTTTTAATTGATTTAGAGCCATCAATATTATCTTCTAATTCAGCTTTACCTTTCCAACATTTGTAGGTTACTGATTCAGAATAGGTCCTTTCAGCTTCACGTTTATGTCGAAGACAAACTCCCATCGAGTCTTGAATACGTGCCTCCTTGATCTCTCCTCCTACAAACATTAATAATCCTATAACAGCTTCAATCATTGTTGGCCTCCATTTTTATAATGGATTTCTCTATTAGCGTCTTTTAATTCTTCTATATCTTCTAAAACTTTATCCATTTGTTTTCTTAAAAATTCTATGTTGACCTTGTTTAAAGCCATATTCTCTATGTGTGCATTTATCTTCTCCGTGGTCTTGTATAAATCCTCGATCATCATAAATTGTTCGGAATCTGCCGGAAGCGAACCAAGTTGACCCCGCGGCCATTTGATTCTAAATTCTGTATTTTCAGTTAAATCTTTAGCCATTAGTTCTACTTGTGTTAAAATTTTGTTTTGAGTCTCAATGATTCCAAAATATGCCCAGGTACCAATCGCGACCATCGCGATCAGCGAGGCTACCGTTTTCATCGGCATTTGTACGGCGGCTTCTTCAGAAATTTTAAGTGCCATTAGTTATAATTATACCCTGTTGATGGTTGATTTTCTAAAGCTTCAAATAATTTTTTATGTTGCTCCATAATTTCTTCATCTGAATCCATCATCTGATCCATTTTATCTTGTAATTTTTCTACGTGTCTTTCTAGTTTGTGTACTTTATCTTCGTGGACTGCCTGAATAGTTGAAAGTTCAAATGTTCTAGATAGACTCCAGCCAGCTAGAGCCAATAAAATTCCTACCAGCATTGTCATTAATTTTTCAATCATTGGCAGCTATCACATTCTCCAGTGTCATCAACTACAACACCATTGTTTTCATATGTTGAATCTTCAGCTTTACCTTGTTGACAATCACATTGTCCACATTGACAAATATCTCTATATTCATCAATATGTTCTCTGCCTCCACAATGGCAGTCATGATTGCATCGTTTACATTTATTCATTTTTGCCAGTCAAAAAGCCAGTTTATAAATTTTTTCCATAATTTTTTAACCATCTTTTTCCTCCACATCATAGAAGAACTTATCGGTGTCTTCTGTTTTCCATTTACCACTATCTTCAACATTCCAATCGGAAGTTTGGACCTTCCAATCAAACGGAACTTCATCTTTAACAGTAAAAGATGGAATATTCCATATAATTCTATTGTTGGGTTGGGCAGCATAATTGCCATCTTCCAAGGCCATTATGTGTGCGCACTTGTGTTCGTGCGGAATTTCAGAATGATCTGTATCTACTATATTACTCTCTGGATGTGCCCAGTCAACAGTAAATAAATAAGCACCTTTGCGCCATTTTTTATCTTTACCTAAAAATTTTCCTGATTGTCCGTCTAAGAGATCATAAGAAGTAACAGCAGGATAGTAACTAAAGCAATTCCAGAGCTCCAACTCATCAAGTCTATACCTAGGTACTTCCTGGACATCAAATCCTCTTTGAATGAAGGCTGAAATAGGGAGACGATAGAAGACAGCACCATTTTCCATAATTGCATGAAAGAGTATAGGCCGCCCTGTAATCGATGCCAAGCCAAAGATAATACAGTCTTCAGCTTCTCCATGATGTCCGGTAAGGTCATAGAGATATTCTCTCCTGATCTGTGCATAAGTCACAGGAATGTTTGCATTTAAATAGGCCATGTATCATAAAATATTATATTAAGATTATTATGATAATAGCAACAACCACACCAATAGCTATTTTTTTATTAGCTACAGCTAGTGCCCATACTTGTTTTACTTTTTCCATATTTTCCTCCTATTTTATATTACCCCAATTAGGTCCAGATTCATAGTCCACTTTATTAGGAACTTTTAATTTTATAACATTCTTCATAATATTTTTTATTTTTACAGCTTGATCGTCATTACTTATTGAAAAACAAAGTTCATCATGAATTTGTATATGAGGCACTATACCTTGTTCATAAAGCTTTACCATAGCCTTTTTTGTCATATCTGCTGCTGATCCTTGTATCAATCTGTTTAAAGCTTTGTAAGTAAATGCTGGTCTATAGTGTTTATCAAAGTATTTAAGATTAGCATCCCCTGGTTGAGAATTTTTAGTAAGTTCTGCAAGATACCTGTGTTCTGCTTCTTCTTTTTTTAGAATAGGCACAGGTGATTTAACTATCTGTTTTACGCCATCAACTTCTTTGTATTCACTTATTTCAAATATACCTTTCTCAGCGTTCCATTCCTTATTTATGGGTTCCCATTTATCAAACCTACAGAATCTGTCTTCTAAAGTGTATATGTTTTTATTTCTTTCTGCAAAATCTTGCAGCCCTTGTGATAATTTACGCACAAAAGGCACTTGACTGTGGTATTTTTCAAATAATTCTTTTGCTTCGTCGTTTTCTAATTCTAAAGATCTAGCTAGTTTATTCTTACCCATTCCATAGAATAAGCCTAAGTTAATCGTTTTTGCCTGTTTCCTGGTGATTTTAGCCATTCTAGCAACGATTTTGTGAAAATCAGTGCTCGGGTTCTCATTATATTCTTCGGCCATCTCCTCGGCTCCATGGAAGCCATTCTTCAAAGCATAGTGCACGACCAGTCTAGGCTCTTGTTGTGAGTAGTCAAATGATCCCCACTTGTGACCTTTTTCTGGCAGAAATAATTCTCTTATTTTACTACCTAACTCACTTCGTGCTGGAATCTGTTGTAGGTTCGGATTACGCATAGAAAATCTACCGGTAACTGTTCCCCCTTGGTCTGATCTTATTTGATTTATGTCTGCGTGTATTCTGCCTTTGTGTATAAATTTTAAAATACCGATTACAAAAGTGTTGAATAGTTTATCTAACTGTCTGGCTTTTGCAATCATTTTTAAATACTTATTTGTGTGTGATTCTAAATATAGTTTTGTTATACTAGCTCGTCCTGTTTTAGGCGTAACTTTATAATCTGTAATTTTTTGATGATCTAGTAAAGGCTGAATAGAATCTGCAGCCCAAATATCTATATTAAGATTAGTTTCTCTTTTTATTGTTTTTAATATTTCTGCTTGTTCTTTTTTAAGAGTGTCGCCAAATGTTTTTGCTTTCTCTTCATCAACTCTTACTCCTAAAAATCTCATATCAACAAGACACGGAAACAATCTTGTTTCAATATCAAATATATTTTCTAAAGTTTTTTTATTTTTTGATTCTGTTCCTATAGGAGTTTTAATTATCTTTTCAAATTTGTTCCAAAGTCGTAGTGTAAGTGACACGTCCTGTTCTGCATATTCTGCAACTAAATCATATGGTAGTTCATGCATGTTAGTCATTGGATCGGATATACCGTGATCTCTTTTTGATTTATCTGTTAAATCATATTTATATTTATTATCATTTAAATAATCTTTTGCTAAGGAATCTAGACTGTATTTTTGTCTGTTTTCATCAATAATAGATGCCGCGATCATGGTATCGTATATAGGTCCTTTTAACATCATACGTGTAGCTGCACGTATCCAACAAACGTCGTACATAGCATTGTGAAATACTTTAGTTATATTTTCGTTTTGAAAGATTGTTTTATTTAATTTTTTCCAGACTCTATTTACACCATGGTTGTCTCCTTTGTGTGCTATCGGGTAATATAATTTCACATCTTTAAATGCTACAGCAATACCACATACTTTACCTTTACCTATTATGGCCCCTGATCCGTGAGTCTTGAGGTATGGATCGTGCGTCTCTAAGTCGACAGCAACAACATCACCATTTGTTATTGCATCTAATTCGTCTAATTCTGGTATCATTTAACTATCCCCCATGTGTTTGATTTTTCTACTTCTTTATAATCTCTTTCAAGTATCATTTCTAAAAAGTGTATAGCCTTCAATATATCCTCTCTTTTTCCTTTCAATCTGTGACGACAGATATATTTTATAGCGCACCCTTCTGGAAAAAGCAATTCGTTTTCCACAACAAATTTACTTGGTTGAATTTTAAATTTTTGATAATGTGATCCTCCGTGTTGTTTATCCCAAACTTTGCTCATAAGTATCCTCCTTTCCTGCAAATGTTAAATTAGCTGTACTTTTTAATAACCATAAAGTTTTCCTTGCACGAGAACATGCAACAAACTTCATTCTCTTTTTTGAAAACGGTTTTTCTTGTCTTGTTAATTTAAAATCAAATACCACGTTATCGAATTCTTTACCTTTAATTGTATGTATGTTTTCTAAAAACACTCTTTTCTTTTCTAAGTCTCTATTGTTGTTGACAATTTCTCTAATGTAATTTTTCATTTGAATTGTTGGAACTTTACTAATCTTTTGAAAGTCATCTATATTTTTTACACCAGGGACGACAAACCCTTTGTCGACTAACCACTTAAGATCATAGCTACCACTGTCTACAGCTTCTAATTGTTCAATTGTTTTTAATTGATATTGTGGGTCCATACCTTTAAACATCGCTTTAATTTTAGTTAAAGATTTGTGTTCGCCTTTTGAAAAACCCAAGAATTCTCTTTGGTTTTTAACGTCGCTGGTTGGATATTTAAATTTAAATTTACTTTTTTCCTTATCTGGTATTTTAACAGGAATTCCTATCTGCATGATATAGTTTATCATATCTCTTGGTTCACCACCTCTATAAGTAAACATAAAGTTTTCATCTGTATTTAATATTCTATTTTTTAATTCTGACGCAAAAGGGTCTTGCGCCAAATCTGATAAATAATACATTTCTCCCTCTACAACCACACCTGTTCTGTTTCCGTTTTCATCTAATTCTTCTCGTGGTTTCCATACTCTGGTATAATTATATTCTCGCCAGATATCTTGTATTATCTTTTTACAGTATTCGTTTATAACTCTTGGACATCGATAACCATCTTCTAGTTCTGTTTCTGGATTAGCAAACTCCTTATGAAAAGAATCAGGATCAGCTCCTGCAAACTCAAATATAGACTGGTCTGGATCTCCTGCTTTGTAGAAGTAATCTACATTCTTTGACATTACTTCTTCAGCTTTTCTCTGTATTACACTTGAGTCTTGTGCCTCATCGACTATTAATATTTTTATATCCTTACATAATTTTTCTGATTCTTCTTTGTTATTATAAAAGTCCTCTACCATGTCTTGAAAGTCAATTATTTTTGTAGTTCTTCCATTAATTTTTTCATTAGCTTTAAATTTAATATAATACTCTTGCATTTTAATTAATTCTTCAGCGGTATACTGATAGTCTTCTTTTTCTTCAAAAGTTAAACTTCTATAGTAATCTAATACTTCTCGACCATTATCTTTTGCATAACTTTTAAATTTAAAAAAAGGATGTGCTGCAAACAAACCTTGTACGCTGTTAAATTTTTTATTTGATGTGTATTTATCAAACATTGGATACAAAGTTTTTAAAATGTCATAATCTTCAATTAAGAAAGCTTTTCCTTTTATACGATTCTTACAAAACTTATGAACTGTAGTTACATTTTCTTCCAAAGATGCTTTTGATTGTTTTACTAAATGAAAAATTTCATGACCTGTTTTCTTTTGAAAGTCATCAATACTTTCATCATCATATATTTTACTTCTAATATGATCTGCTGCCGTATTAGTGTGAGATATAACTATCATATCTGTAGGAGAGTATTTTTCTACTAAATGTTTATAATATATTTCAACTAATTTAGTTGTCTTACCTGTACCTGGTGGTCCTGCTATTCTAATTTTTATCATGTTCTATCTTTTTTGCGACGTCGCCTAATACTGAATACTGTCCAGGGTCAGAAATAAAATGCCATGTTGGACAAGATATTTCTTTTTTAGATATTGAGTTGTATATCTTTCCATTTTTTTTCTTAGCTTTCATAATATGTTTAAGATTAAAACATATTTTTTTTACTGACGTGTTGTCTCTTTGAGATCTAAAATATTCTACTAATCTATTTAATCTAAACTCAAGATCATGAGTTTTCTGATTTACATAACATCCCCCCTCTAACAAAACACCATCATCAAAAGAAACTGTGGATTTTCTAATAAAAGAATAAACCATTATTTTAAATTCGTTATCATCACTTGCCTCTTCATCTGCTTCTTCATAAACTCTTTTATCTAGTCTTGCATATTGAAAGGCGTGAAATTCTCCTGGTTTCATTTTTAATATTGCTGGATGAGGAAAGTTTCCTGCATTGGCTAATATGTTTATCCATTTTTGCTTATCTATTATGTCAGATCCTTGCATAGGAACATTTATTCTAATGTAACCATCACCTACTCTTTTTTTTACATCAACAGATTCATAAAATATCGGAGGCTTACTTGTATACTCTGTAATATCACCAACAGCCTGTTCTGCTTTTATCAAATCTGCGGCTTGCTCAGGAGTTATTCCACAAAGATGTCTGACACATGCAGAGGCATCGCAGTGTTTTTTTATTAAAGGTCTTTTGCAAAGGTATTTGTATTCTTTATCTTTTGATTTAAGTATTGTGTCCTGT